CTACATTAGAATTTACATTACCAGTTTTTGCAACAAAAACAGGAGCGTCGATTGTTAGAGAGTTTTCATTAACATCAAAAGTTCCAAACAATGTTAAAACCATGGTATACGGTATTGATTCTAATAAAACAGGAACTCAACGTGTAACTACATATAATCCATATATATATGCTGATGCAGAGACAAGAAAACAATTAGCAGACGATTGGAAAACAGAACATAAACAAGCAATACGTAAGTTAGCGGAAGCAAAAGAAAAAATTGCAAAGAAACCAGAAAGAGATGAACAAATTATTAAAGAGTTAAAACAAGTACTAGAAAAATATGTTACATATTTTACTGATGATATTGAAAAATCAATTGGGAACAACAAATCAATCTTCCCAATGGAATTAGAATTTACAATTGATGGTATTAACGGATTTAAATTTGGAGACGTGTTAAACTTTAACGGATTACCAAAAAGATATACAGATTCATTTGTATTTACAGTACTGGGAATGGAACATACAGTTTCTAATGAAGGAGAGTGGACAACTAGAATTAAATGCAATCCTAGGATTCGAATAAAAGAATAATATGAGAAATCGTTTACATTATACACCTAACCAAATAACACTTAACTTGTATACAACTGGGTCGCAATGGATGACTGATGATGGAGTTGAGTTCATTGGGCCATATCATACATATACTACAGGTGAAATTTTTTCAGAATCCAAATGGAATGCAAAAACATCAAAAAAATTAGTGCCATTAGTTTTACATGCAACAGACAATTATGTATATAAACAATTAAAAACGGTTCAAACTAAATTTGATAACCCACAACCTATACAACCCGTAATTACAGAACAAGACAAAGCTGTAGGATTTATTACTAGATATTTCTTGAAAAAAACAAATGAATATGTAATTACTGAAATTGATGAACCACAATATGATAAATGGGTAATACAAGAAATTGATTCATATATGTGGACCGCTAAAAAAATTACATGGTATATAACTGGCAATTTGCATGATGCAATGCAAAATGGCGTATTAGCACCAGGTGTAATTGAAAAAAATTTTCAAGAAATACGAAAAGCAGAAACGGAAATACCTGGAATATCATTAATATTAACAAATCCAATACAATATTATTCAGACTCTGATTTTGTAATTCCAAAAGATATCAATTCATAACATTGGATTCCTAAGATTTTATCATTATTATATTAATGTATGATAGTGGACTCAGAATCGGAATTGAATACATTATTCACATACATAAAAGGACGAAAAACTTTGCTAGTTCCAATATTAGCAGATCCACTTCTCCATGCCGCTGTGAATAAAGTAACATGTATATATGTATACACTGAAGATGCAATAGAACGCATTGTGCCTATTCAACATACTGAACAGCTAAGGGGCTTTACTGAACATCTACAACAATTCATGGATCTGACTGATATCTTTGTATATGACAAAAAACAATGGCTTCAAATAGGAGGAAACAATGCTGTATGGGATGTTAAAACATTGTGGTGGTACACATATAATGAAGCATATGACGAAACTCATTATTATACACCAGCACATCAATTTTATTGGAGACGGCACACCGCACTTCCAAATATAAATGCACTTATTCCAATAATGCAACATTTGGCAATGTGTCAAAAAATTAGAAAATATGCTTGGCCAATGTGTGTGAATTCAAAATTAACTCAATCATATTTGCAATTCAATTCAACATACCCGGAAACATTTGCAGCAATTGAGCGTAATGGATTACAAGTTAATGAAACATTTAAAATGCCTGAACTAGTTAAAGATAATCTGGTTTATTCGCAGTACAATTATTATACAATGACAGGTCGTCCTAGCAATGCATATCGAGGATTTAACTTTGCTGCAATGAACAAAGAAGATGGCACAAGAACAGCCTTTTGTAGCAGGTTTGAAAATGGAGCATTAGTTGAAATGGATTTTGATTCATATCATGTTAGATTGATTGCTCGATTGATTGGGTATGATTTGCCGACATCATCAATACATGATTATTTAGGCCGATTTTATTTTGGTGTAACCGAACTAACTGAAGAACAACGTGCGGAAAGCAAACAAATAACATTTCGATTGCTGTATGGAGGCATTGACTCAGAATTTTTATCAATTCCATTTTTTGAAAAGGTAAATGCATTTGTATATGATCTTTGGGCTAAATGGAAAGCAAAAGGACGCATTGACACGCCCATATTGAAACGACCTATTACCAAGGATATGGTAAAAAATATGACTGCAAACAAATTGTTTAATTACTATTTGCAAGCCGTTGAAACAGAAGTATCAGTTCAAAAAATACAACAAGTACAATCATTATTAAAGACCCATGAAACGGTTATAATTTTATATACGTATGACAGTATTTTATTTGATGTGCCAGTAACTGAAGCAAAAGCGTTATTGCCTCAAATCAAACACGTGTTAGAACAAGGCAACTTTCCCACGAAAGTGAAGTGTGGGAATATTTATAATAAATTAAACACAATATCTTTATGAACATTGATTCAATATTAACAGAATGGAGTTACAGATTACCTAGCGGGTATCCAACTCGCGCACAAGATTATGAAGTATTATATGATGTTTTAATTGAAACTGCAAAAATAACACCTACCGAAGCCCGGCAAATTGTAGAACGAGCAAAAGGCACTGTTATTAATTCTATTAATGAAGCAATCAAAATAGATTCTATAGAAAATCAACTTTTACTAAAAGCAGTAAGTGATGTTAATAAAGTTGAAGATTTAACAAAATTTTTAAGTTTGTTACCGTTAGAAGCCGAAATGGTAACTTTACAATTTTTAAATAATTTATCAAATGAACAATCGCAACAATTTGCAAATTTATTATATTCTGAAACTGAGGTTAGTGAAGAATTATTAAATTCATTTAATTTTAAATCAGGAATATACGGCGAAATATTTCGATTACATAAACCTGGCTTAGGAAAAGGTGAAATACTTTTAGCAACACTTGTTCGAGATTCATATATACAAGGCGGCACCGTCTCATATGATTTAAATGTTAATGGTAAAAAGTATGAAGTAAAAGATTACAGTAATCCAGATAAACCTAATGCATCAATTCGTTTAGGAACAAAAGGTACAGTAACAAGATTCCGATTTTGGGATGAAATTACAACAACATTTCAACGATTATCACAATTGCGAGGTATAGATACACCTAAATTTGATTTAGATAAACTATTGCCAGAACCATTATTAAATGCAATTTACTATTTAGAACGCCGAAGAGATGTTATTCTTGCCGGAAATTTAGGTATAAAAGATAAGCAATATTTAGAACAATTTTATCAAGAAGCAAATAAATTACAATCTGAAATTAAAGGTTATACCAATGTAATTTTAAGAGGTCCAAATGCAATTCCAATTGAAATGTCAATTGAACCTATTAGTGATGCTAATGGCGACTCTTTTGTAATTCGCCCTATACGAGATACAAGTCAAAATTTAACATATGTTAATACAGAATTACGACGATTAAAATATGTTAGAAATCCATTAGATTTAAATAAAGATATGCAAGAAGCAGTTACAACTATTATCAACGATGTAACGTTTATCATATTCCGTAGAGATCGTACAAACGTAACACAAGATGTCCGCTATGCAGCAACTGATGCCGGCAAGATACGTATTATAGAAAAAGATATAACTCCATCAACAGACGAATTTGAAGTATAAGGACATGAATTGAAAACACAATTACTTTGCACATTTGCACATAGATCAGACTTAAACATTGTATCAGATTACATACAACAAAGCTACGTCATACCAGAACAACGAATATTTGTGTTTGCAAATGCTGATGCTGGAGATAATTTGTATTGTACATATAATGCAGATGCAGGAACACGCAGAGGTCAAAATACAATAAGCATTCATCGTAAAAAAGAAACCAATACACTGTATACTGTTAATGCACTCAATCAAATTATAAAGGCAGTTAATAACGGCGTAATAGACAAAACATTTCAACTCGATTGGAGCATTTATCAAAATTCATTTATACTTACAGACGAGGCAGGATATCGAGTGATTGATTTGATATTCTTCAAGAAAATAACGTGGTAACAATATTTATATATAAAAAACATCATGATAAAACTAAAAGATTTATACACAAAAAATTTAACAGAGGCAGAAATGCCAGATACAGAAAAACTTGGTAGAAACAATCCTGATTGGATTAATTTGGTTTCTAAATTAAAAACTCTTTCTTATTCACCAAGAATATTAACATTTATGGACTTTGATGGTATCCCATCTCAAAGTTTGAATTGGGGAACTACTAAATCTGCTCGAGGTAAATACGGGTTTGCACTTGCATCAACCTCTCCAAACTTACCTAAAGAACGTATGGATTTATTTAACACTGAAGATAAAGAAAATCAAATAGAGATGATCAATTGGTGGAAAAGCCGCGGATATCAAATAGATAATAGATCTGAAATTTCAATAAACTTTAAAGATGCAAACAACTTAAGAAATGATATTGAATCATTTTTTAAAATTTATCCGCCAGAATAGGAACATCATGATAAAATTAAAAACATTATTAGATGAATCATTTGGTGGCATGCTAGCAGCTGCAATTAGAGCAAACAACGCAATAACGCCACATAAAAACAAATTTAAAGTTGATCCTAAACAGGTAAAAGTTGGCGATGAATTAGAGTGGTATGGCAAGGATAAAGATCCTAGAGTAACTGGTACAATTTCAAAGATTGACTCTAAAGGCATAGAGATTACTAATCTTAAGGCAGTAGGTACTAAGAAGATGGATTATGGCCTTAAAGGAGTCACAATCAACGCTAATACAAAGTATTTTTATTTTGGTTCCTACAACAAAATGTTAAATCATTGGAAACTTAAAGACTCACAAGATACAGATCAAAACAATAATGGTTATCCAGATTCAACGGAAGGATCCTCAAATAATGAATTTACAGCATTGTTATCATCGTTAGAGTCTGATTTAAAGGCATATAATGGTGAAGAAATAACATATGAAGACGATGACGAAACAATGGAAATAACTGTAAGCATTTATCCAAGTGAACTCAAAAAAGAAATTGTCCAAGCCATTAACGTTATACTAAAAAAACATCCATTATTTGAGATAGACAAAGACACTATTGATCGATATCGAGATGAAGACGGCGTTACTTTAACATTTGATATCATTAAAAAATAAACAAAAAAAACTTAACCAATTACTTTGAATTAACCCATTTATTAATTATAATTAATAAGTAAACAGAATATATTATTAACAACTTAACAAAAGGCAAAAAATGGCTTTAAATTTAGACGCTATCAAAGCGAAGCTCAACCAGCTGAATAAGCAGGATGACAAAAAACAAAATTTGTGGAAACCTGAAACAGGCAAAACTCGTATTAGGATCGTTCCTTATATACACCGCAAAGACAATCCGTTCTTAGAATTGTATTTTCATTATGACATTAGCAAAAGATCTATGCTATCTCCGATTTCATTCGGTAATGCAGATCCAATTGTAGAGTTTGCAGAAAAACTAAAAAAGACGGGTGACAAAGACGAATGGTTAATGGGTCGCAAGATTGAACCAAAAATGCGTACATATGTTCCCGTAATTGTTCGTGGTAAAGAATCCGAAGGAGTTAAATTTTGGGGATTCGGCAAACAAATTTACACGGAATTATTAAGCATTGTTTCAGATCCAGATTATGGTGACATTACAGACTTGATGAATGGACGTGATATTGATGTTGAATTTACTCCAGCAGAAGGTGCAAATTTTCCAAAAACAACAATTCGTGTTAAGCCTGCAACTAGTGCAGCAACGGAAGACAAAGAAATTGCAACAAAAATCATGACTCAACCAGAGATTACAGATTTATTTCCTGAACCAACTTATGAAGAACTAGAAACAGCTCTTAAAGAATGGATGAATCCTGAAAATGCAGACGCAGATGTTGATTCTGAAGAAGCACCAGCAACTCCAACTAAAACCGCAAAACCAATTGCTGGTAAAGTAGAGGATGTTGCATCAGCATTTAACGATCTATTTAATTAAGGAGTAACAAATGGCAAAGAGCAAAAGCAAGTCAGAACTGGAAGACAGTTTAGCAAATACCCTAGCAGAAAGCATTAACAAGCAATTTAAAGGGCAGGCATTAAAAACTGCATTCTTTTTAGATGGTGATGATGATTCACCCAGCAATGTTAAATT